TCGCCGAAAGCACCGGTGCGAAAGGTCGCGATGTCAGATACCACACTCGTCCTCGGCCCCGTTATCTTTCAGGATTTCGAGGTACCTTCCGGCGTCGGCTTCGGCGGCCGGCAAAGGCTTGCCGTCCACCGCCTGGTCGGCGGCGCTCGCGTCGTTGATTCGCTTGGCCGGGACGATGCCGAGATAACGTTCCGCGGCATTTTTTCCGGCGCCGACGCCATGGCGCGGGCATGCGCCATCGACGCGTTGCGCGCGAGCGGTCTGCCCATACCGCTGACCTGGGACGTCGCCTTCTACACTGTCGTGGTCAGCCGTTTCCTGGCCGACTATCAGAATAGCTGGTGGATTCCGTTCCAGCTTACCTGCACGGTCGTTCGGGACGAAACCGCCGCATTGATCGATGCCGTGGCATCGCTGGCCGTCCTCGCCGTTGCGGACGTCGTGAACGCGACAACGCTTGCATCGACCGCCGGCCTAGATCTAACCGGCACCCAAGCTGCAATCAGCGCTCCCCAAGCGACGGTGCAGCAGACCGGCGCTTACACCGCGGCTCAATCCAGCCTTACCGGCGCACAGACAGCCCTCGCCAGCGCTGCGCAGTCCTCGGAGGCGACGATGAGCGGCGTTACCTTCAGCGGCAGCTTCTCGGCCGACGCTGGGATTGCGAACCTGACGACGGCGACCGGGACGGCGCAGCAGCTCGCCAGCCTGGCGGCCGCTCAAGCCTATCTCGGTCGTGCCTCCGCTAATATGGCTGGTGCGAGCACCTGAATCATGAAGACGATCACAGTGGCGGGCGGAAACCTGTTCAAGATTGCCGCGAGGGAGCTCGGTGATGCGACGCAGTGGATACGGATCGCGCAGTTGAACGGGCTGGCGGACCCAATGCTGTCCGGTGTCATGACCCTCCGCATCCCGGACGTCAACACGAACGCAGGCGGCGGAATTGCTGCTCAGTGAATCCCGCGCGCCACGGCTCCTCGCTTTGGTGAATGGCGCCGTGCTGACTTCGGTTACGGATGCCGAGGTGATCGCCAATAACCACTATGCGGCGGACCGCTTCAGGGCAACCGCGGCGCTGGCGGGCGATCCGGTGCTCGGCAGCGCCTTCTGGTCGTCAACGGACACGATCGCGGTCGATATCCGGTTCAGCCTGGATGGCGGTGCCAGTTTCACGAGTCTCATTCGAGGAAATGTGGACAAGGTTTCGCTCGACCCCGCGACGGGGCTGGTGCATCTGGAGGGCCGCGATCTCAGCGCCGCGATGATCGAGGCCCGGACGCAGGAGGCTTTCGCCAATCGCACGGCAAGCGAGATCGCCACCATCCTTGCCCAACGCCATGGGCTCACCCCGAACGTCCGCGCCACCCCAACACCGGTCGGCCGCTACTACCAGAACGAGCACGATCAGATCACGCTCGACCAGTTCAGCTTCATGACGACCGAATGGGATTTGCTCTGCAATCTCGCGAGATTGGAGGGGTTCGATGTCTTTGTCAGCGGCGGCACATTGAACTTCCAGCCAGCTTTCGTGACGCCCGATGTCGTACTGTCCGTGACGCCGACCGACCTGGTGGATCTGCGCATGGAGCGCTGCCTGACGCTGGCGCGGGGTATTCAGGTGACGGTGAAAAGCTGGAACGCCCGGCAGCAGACAATGTTCGCCGAAACGGCAACTCTGGCGGGTGGCGGCAGCCCACAGACCTACGTTTTCGTTCAGCCCAATCTTACGCCGGACCAGGCGCTCAACCTCGCCCAGCGCAAGCTAGCGGAATTGGCACAACACGAGCGGGTCATCGAACTGACGATGCCCGGCGAGCTCACGCTAACGCCGCGCAGCCTGATCACGCTAACCGAAACCGGCACGGCATTCGACCAAAGCTATTTCGTCGACACCATCGAGCGCCGGATCGGCGTCGGATGCGGATTTGTCCAGCGCGTCCGCGCAAAGAACATGTCTTCGGGCGGCGGCGCTGTCGGCCTGTCAAGCCTCAGCAATGGAAGCGGAGCCTGAACCAATGGACCGCGTTGTCAACGCCATCAAACTTCAGGCGGGCATCCTGGACCAGGGACATGCGCAGCCTCGGTTCGGTCTGGTCACGTCGTATGATCCGGCCACCGCCACGGCTCGCGTCACGTTACAGCCGGAAGGCGTTCTGAGCGGCTGGCTGCCGGTGCTATCGGCCTGGACGGGCGCCGGCTGGGGTTTGGTCTGTCCTCCTTCACCGGGAAACCAGGTCGTGGTGCTATCCCAGGAAGGCGACGCCCAGCACGGCGTCATCATCGGCGGGACCTTTTCCAACAACCAGCCGCCGCCCGCGACGCCGGCCGGCGAGATTTGGCTGGTGCATCAGACCGGGACTTTCCTGAAACTTTGCAACGACGGCACCGTGCAGGTCCGGGGCGACCTTCATGTCAGCGGCGACATCTACGACGCGAAGGGGTCCTTGTCGCGCATGCGCGGTCATTACGACTCGCACACGCACGTCGATTCCCGCGGCGGCACAACCTCGGCGCCCAATCAGCAGGACTAGCGATGAGCGATCTGTCGCAGCAATGGGGCTCCGACCTGCTGGCCGGACCGACCGGCGATCTCGCCCTCGCCTCGGGCGCCACGCTCGCCCAGCAGCGCGTCCTGCGACGGCTGCTGACCAACCCCGGCGATTACATCTGGCATCTTGATTATGGCGGCGGTTTGGGCCGTTTCGTCGGTCAGCCTGCCAATGCCTCACAGATCAGGGCCGTCATTCGCAGTCAGATCTTCAAGGAGTCGGCAGTGGCACGCACGCCGGAGCCCGTTATCGACGTGCAGGGTCCGCCGAGCGCCGCTGCCGGCACGATTTACGTCCATATCCGCTACGTCGACGCGCCCACTGGCGAGACTCAGCTTCTGTCCTTCTCGATCGGCGGGTGACTCATGCGGCTTTCGCTTCAGACCTTCACGACGCTTGTACAGAACATGGCTGCAGCGGTGCAGTCGGCGGCGTCGCAGCTCGTCGATCTCACCGCCGGCTCGGCGCTGCGTGCGATTCTCGAAGCGAACGCATCGGTCGCGCTTTGGATGCAGTGGCTGATCCTGCAGGTTCTGCAGATGACGCGGGCCGCAACCAGCGGCGGTCCCGATCTGGACAGTTGGATGGCCGACTTCTCGCTACAGCGTCTGCCGGCCTGCGCGGCGACGGGTATCGCGGCCCTCTCGCGCTACACGTCAACGGGACAGGCGCTGGTTCCCGCGGGCTCCCTGGTGCGCACGGCGGATGGGTCGCAGACGTTTGCGGTGACCATCGACCCGACCAATCCGGCATGGTCGCCGTCGCAGAACGGCTACGCCTTGGCCGTCGGCGTCGCCACGCTGAGCGTCCCGATCGCCGCTCAGGTTGCCGGCACCGGCGGCAACGTTCAGGCAGGAGCGATTACGATGCTGGCCTCGGCGCTGCCTGGCATCGACACCGTGACGAACCCTGCTTCACTGCAGAATGGGCTCGACGCGGAGACCGACGATGCCCTGCGGTCGCGGTTCCGCAACTTCATCGCCAGCCGCTCCCGTGCCACGTCTGACGCCGTCGGCTATGCGGTCGCCAGCGTTCAGCAAGGCCTGGTCTACGCCATCGAGGAGAATCTGAACCCGGCCGGCCTGCCGCAGATGGGAAGCTTCGTCGTCACCGTGGACGACGGCTCCGGATCGCCGCCGGCATCGCTGCTCAGCACCGTCAGCACCGCCATCGAAGCGGTACGGCCGGTGGGGTCGATCTTTACCGTTCAGCCTCCCAGCGTCTTGCAGGCGAGCGTGAGCGTGACTCTGGGACTATCTGCCAGCCCTTCACCCGCCGTGTCGGCGGCGGTCGCGCACGCGATCTCCGGCTATATCGACGCCCTGCCGATCGGCGCGCCCCTCGCGCTCACCCGGATCGCTCAGATCGCCTACGCCGCGTCGCCGGCGATCACGAACGTCAGCCAGATGCAAATCAATGGCGGCACCGCGGACCTCGTCCCCCCGGCCTCGGGCGTGGTCAAGGCCGGAACGATTGCGGTCGCCTGACAATGACGGGTGACCAGAGCGACATCGTAGCGCGGCTCAAGGCCGCGCTGCCCGGCGGATGGTTTGCAGATGATACGCCCGTGCTCGATTGCGTGCTCGCCGGTCTTGGCTGCGCATGGGCATGGGTCTATCAGACGCTGCAGTATGTAACCGTGCAAACACGCATCGCCACCGCCACCGACGTCTGGCTTGACATCATCGCCCGCGACTATTTCGGCAAGCGGCTGGTCCGCCGGGCCGGCCAGGCAGATGATCCATTTCGGCAGCGCATTCTGGCGGAACTGCTCCGCGAGCGCGGAACACGGGCCGCCGTCATCGCCACGCTTAAGGACCTCACCGGCCGGTCCCCCATCGTGTTCGAGCCTTCCCGCGCGACCGACACCGGAGCCTATGGGGCGGCTGGCGGCGGCTGGTCCGGGCTGGCCTATGGCGCGGCCGGCGGCTGGGGCAGCCTTGATCTGCCGTTTCAGGTCTTCGTCACCGCCTATCGGCCGACCGGCTCCGGCATCGCCTTCGTCGCCGGCTGGGGCAGCGGCTGCGGCGGATACAACAAAGGCGCGGTCGAATACGGCAATCTGGCGATGCTGCAAGGCCAGGTGACCGACGCGGACATCAACGCGGCAACCGCCAGCGTGCTTCCCATCGCCACGATCGGCTGGCTCCGCATCACCAATTGAGCGCGCCCGCTGCAGCGCAAGGAGGACGCAATGGACAGGAATCTGGTCTATCCCGGAAGCATTCCGCTCGACACCGATCTGCTGACGACCAACCGGAACGTGATGGTCGCGCTGGGCTATCTGGCACAGGCAACGCTCGGCACAGGCACCGTCGCCGACGGGCTTGCCTGCAGTCCCACCGCCCCCGCCTCGATGACGATCACCATCGGGCCTGGCAGCATCGCGCAAGTCTCGGTCGTCGATCCGCTGCCATTCGGCTCGCTGGCCGCTGACAATGTCAGCCCATTGGTCAAGATCGGCATCAATCTCGCGCCCACCCCGTTTACGCTGAGCCCGCCCACCACGTCCGGCCAATCGATCAACTATCTGGTTGAGGCCGCGCTGTTGGAGTCCGACACCAATCCTGTCGTTCTGCCCTACTACAATGCAGCCAACCCGGCGCAGCCCTATAGCGGCCCGGCCAACTCGGGCGCTGCCCAAAACACACTAAGGTCCCAGCGCGTTCAGTTGCAATTGAAACCGGGAGCGCCCGCGGCCGCCGGGTCGCAGACAACTCCGCCCGTGGACAGCGGCTGGGTCGGGCTGTACGTGGTCACGGTCGGATACGCTCAGACCACAATCACCGCCGCCAGCGTCGTGCTGCATCCGCAGGCGCCCCTGCTCGCCTGGAAACTTCCCGCCTTGCGCCCCGGCTTCGGCAGCGGCGTTCAGACATTCCTGGCATCCGGTGCGTTCACGGTGCCGCAAGGTGTCACCCAGGTTGAAGTCGAGCTCTGGGGCGGTGGTGCTGGCAGCTACGCCTCCACATCAACCTACCCGAGCGGCGGCGGCTCCGGTGGAGGCTATGCGCGCGGCCGAATCACCGGCCTGGCCCCCGGCCAGGTTGTTCCCGTAACGGTCGGCTCGGGTGGCATTGCAGGAACGACATCGGGCGCCGCGGCGACCGCCGGCGGCACGTCGAGCTTCGGCACGTTCGTCAGCGCGACGGGCGGCAGCTTGAACTACCTGGCCACTGCCGCCTATCCGCCGTTCGGCGCCAAGCCTGGTGGCTACGGCGTCGGCGGCGACGTCAGCATCACCGGCTCGGCCGGCCAGGGGGCGTTGCTGAACCAGGGCGGCATGGGCGGAGCGGCGCCGATGGGAGGAACGCAGAACAGCGGCACCACAGGCGCCGCCGGCTTGTTCCCGGGTGGTGGCGCCGCGGGTGCCGGAACGGGAGCGAACAGCGCAACGCCGTACAACGGCGCGCCGGGTGCCGCGGGTTATGTGGTGGTGAGATGGTAGCGATGAAAACATATGCGCGGATCCAGGACGGCGTCGTGGCGGAGCTGCTGACCACGGACGCCGACATTGCCGAGATGTTCCATCCGGAGCTGACCTGGCTGGACGTGACCACGGTCGCCGGCATTGTGGAAGGCTGGACCCTGGCCGGCACGACGTTCAGCCCTCCCCAACCTGCGGCACCGCAGGCTGCCATTCCGACCCTGGCCGATTTGCAAGCGCGCATGGCCGCATTGAGCACGGAGCTTCAAACTCTGGCCCTGTCCGGCCAGGCCGTATCGGCACCGTGAGATGATATCAAACGACCCGTCAACCGTTCCGGGGACCTTGCTTATGCCGACGCCAGCATCCCATGTCTGGAAACCGAGCGCCGCTCGTACGGTCGTCCTGGATGCGTTCATTCCGGTGCCCCGCGGATCTACCGCAACCGCGCCGCCGCCGTTGAACTGGCCGACCAAGGATCCTCAGGACATCCTTGATTACCAATTCGATATCACGCCGGCGCTGGTCGGCAATCGTGGCGACTCGATCGCAACGATCGACGTGCTGACGGCGCCAAGCAATCCCGGCGATCTGGTCGTAAACCAGGTCACTGCCGATGGAGCCGTGGTCGTGCTTTGGCTTGCGGACGGACAAGCCGGCACAGTTTACACCATAACGATTCTCATCACCACGGTGAACGGCCGCAGCCTGCAGCGCAGCATTTTGCTCCCCGTGTTGGAGCTGTCGAGCCCGATTGCGCCGGCGACCGCTATTCTGACCAACACCGGCGCCGTGCTGACCGATCAGAACGGAAACCCCGTTCTCGCCAGTTCCTGACCCGTAGGCGGCATTCCTCGCCGCCCCTCAAGCAATAACTGCCTAAGCGTCATCGGACCCGCCAGCAGCCGCTGTGCGGGGCCACCTGTTTGGAGCTCCTTCAAGCATGCCGACGATCGATCAGCTTGCGCCTGCCACCGCAGCGTCGGACACCGACGAGCTTATGGTGAGCCAGGCAGGCACCGCCCGAAAGATCACGCGTGCGCAAGTGCTGGCCGGTGTGCAGCCGGAGCTCGCCATCGCCAGCGGCACGCTGATGGGGCGCTGCAGCGCCGGCACCGGGGCGCCGGAAACACTCGCCGTCGGCGCCAACCTTGTGCTTGCCAACGGCACACTGTCCGCTCAGGCGACTCCCTACACCGTGTCGCAGCTTCCGGCCGGGACCGTGCCAGCGTCCGGAGACAGCGTGCCGCTCGGCCAGTCCGGCGTGAACACGGCCATAACCTATGGCCAGTTCATGAGCGGCCTGCCCGGGGTCGCCAACGTGGACGCCTCGCAAACGCTGGTAACGCCGACCGGTGCATCCGGCGCGGTCAGGCTCGCCGACTACGCCGCGTCCACGCTCAGCAGCAGCGGCGGCACCATGGCGGGGGTCCTGACACTGGCCGCCGACCCCGCTTCCCCGTTGCAGGCCGCCACGAAGAACTACGTGGACAATCGGGTTGCAACGCTGGTCCCGAAGGCGGGGGGAACGCTGTCCGGGGCACTGACGCTTGCCGGCGACCCCACGACTGCCCTGCAGGCCACGACAAAGCAATACACCGACGCGCAGGTTGCCACGACCGTCCCGAAGGCCGGCGGAACCATGACGGGACCGCTGACGCTCGCCGCCGACCCGACGTCGCAACTGCAGGCGGCAACCAAGCAATACGCGGATGCGCGCGTGCTGCGCAGTGGCGACACGCTGACCGGACCGCTGATGCTCGCGGCCGATCCGACCGCGGCGTCGCAGGCCGCCACCAAGAACTATGTCGATACCCAGCTCGGCGTGGCGCTACCCAAGAGCGGCGGCGCGTTGACCGGCGTCCTGACCCTTGCGAGCGATCCGACCGCCTCCAGCCAAGCAGCCACGAAACACTACGTGGATGCGCAGGTGGCCACCGCCTTGCCGCTGAACGGCGGTACGCTGGCGGGCGCCTTGATGCTGGCCAGCGACCCCGCCACGGCGACACAAGCCGCCACCAAACACTATGCGGATACGCAAGTGGCCACCGCCGTGCCGCTGAGCGGCGCCACGCTGACAGGTGCCTTGACGCTGGCCAGCGACCCCGCCACGACGAGCCAGGCCGCCACCAAACGCTACGTGGATACCCAGGTGGCCACCGCCGTGCCGCTGAGCGGCGGCACGCTGACGGGTGTCTTGACACTGGCCAGCGACCCCACCGCTGCGAGCCAGGCCGCCACCAAACACTACGTGGATGGTCAGGTTGCAACCGCCTTGCCGCTCGGTGGCGGGACGCTGACCGGCGCACTGACTCTGCCAGCCAATCCAACATCCGCCTTGCAGGCGGCGACCAAACAATACGTCGATGCCGCCGGCGGCGCTGCGACGGGAGAAATCAACGTCAAGTCCGCGCCGTACGGCGCGAAGCTCGACGGCACGACCGACGATACGGCGGCATTCAAGGCGGCCTATCAGGCGGCACAAGCCGGCTCTGTCATCTTCGTGCCAAACGGCGTGACGGTCCTGCAGAATCCGAACACCTGGGGCATCTCGCTTACCAAGCTGGTAAAGTGGGCCGTTGATGGAACGACACTGCCGGACGGAACCTCGCTGGCGAGCGCAATTTCCGGCGGCACCCCCGCTGCGAATTTCTTGCCCGGAATCGTTGTCGGAAACAGCAGCGTCAGTTCCGAAACCAGCCGGTCCGGCTCGCAACCCACCGACTTTGCCGTGCGACACGCTTCATACCTTGCGAATCACACCGGCGGCACGGCCGGTTATGTCAGTTGCAACGATCGTACCGACACGATCATCTACGGTGCGCCCAACAATTATATTTGGGGCGGCCTGGATCGCCTGCTTTGGTGCGGCACGCAGACATCGTCCTCGGCGACGCCGGCACAGCACGTGGGCCGCTATATCCAGACGATCCGCCAGGCCACGACGACTGGCCAACCCCAACCACAGTTGTGGGCAGCTTGCCTTGAATACCGGGACACCACCGGCCAGCCGTCAAGCGCGGTGAACGCGGCGCTGACCATCGAGATGGATTGGTACGGCAACGGTGCTGACGATGCAAACAATCGAACAATACAGTCGCTGGTTGTCGGCCAGGCCCTTTCTACCGGCGCCGCCGTCCAGCTTTCGACCATCATAGGGGTTTATCTCGCGGCCGGCTCCACCGGTTATGCTTACAGCGTGTTCCGCGTCGCGATTCCGTTCTCGACAGCGGTGCTGGATACGACCGCTGCCCAGCAGATGACGGGCGCCGCGGCGATCAAAATGGCCGCCGGTCATGCGATTGCCTTCGAACCGACCAATAGCTATCGGCTGGCGTTCGACAACACGACCAGTTCGCTTCGCTGGACTGCGGCGTCCCAATCCTGCGTCGTCGGCAAGGGCATCGCGGTCGGCTGGGAGACCGTCTGCAGCGGAGCGACGACGCTCACCAGTTCGGCAGCCGGCAACATCGTCTTTCTGGCGGGCAGTGGATCTGCTTACACAATCACCCTGCCCGCTGCCAGTTCAATGGCGGCCGGTTCGGGCTTTACGTTCTCCGTGCTGGGCACGGCGGCTGCCACCATCGCCCCCGCCGGGTCCGATACGATCGACTGCCCGCCCGTGGTGCTGCATCAGAACGACCGCTACCACATCGTTGCGGATGGCAGTGGCGCCTGGCGCGAGGTCTTCCGCGCCAATCTCGTCAACCCGCGATTCGCGGCGCCGCCGGTGCTGCCCAGTTACACGGTCGCCGCTCTCCCGACTGGGCAGGTTGCCGGTGCCAAGGCATTCGCCAGCAACGGACGCAAGCCAAGCGAGGCCGCCGGGGCAGGGACTGGCGTCGAGGTCTTCTACGACGGCGCTCACTGGATATCGGTCTGCGGCGGCACTCAGGTTCTGGCCTGACGATCCGGCCCTGCGGCCAGGCGGTCCGTTCCCTCGTTTCCTCTGTACGGATACACGCAATGCCGACAATCTCGCAGCTTCCGCCTGCATCCCAGGCCAATGCCGGCGATGAGGTGCCGCTCAGCCAAGGGGGCAGCGCCAGGTCAGTCAGCGTCGGTTCGCTGCTTGCTGGCACCCAACCCGCCATAATCACCGATCAGGGCACGCTGCTCGGGCGCACAAGCATGGGACCGGGTGGCCCCGAACCGGTCTCGGTGGGGACCGGGCTGGCCATCGACGCAACGACGCTGTGCGCGAACGGGGCCGACCACGCCGCGTTCCCGCCTCAGCCCACACTGGAGACCACGGATCAGGTTGTCCTCAACAGCGCGGGCATGCCCAAGCTGCTGGATCTTGGCTTGTTGCGCGGTCTGTTCTCAGCCGGTCAGAATATCACGATCGATCCTACCGGCATTATTGCCGCGACCGGCACTAACGCGACCGAGCCGAACCTCCTGGTCGGCACGGCCAATCCGGCGGCCGGCACCGGCAACAATGGCGACAGCTATCTCAATGCGACAACCGGCGAGTTCTTTACCAAGACCGCTGCCGCCTGGACCGACACCGGCACCAATCTGCGGGGTCCGCAAGGACCCCAGGGGTCAACCGGGCCAGCCGGGCAGCCCGGCGCGACCGGTCCGCAGGGTCCAGCCGGATCGAGCACCAGCATCACGCAGGCGCCGGCAGTCACCACGATGGCTGCGACCGACCTCGTGGGCATCAGCCAGGCCGGTGCGGACCATTCCATCACGCTGGCGAACCTGCTGAACGCCGAAACGATCGACCAGGGCGCCGCGGCGGCGCCGGCGAGCGACACCGATCAGTTCTGGGTGGGCCAAGGCAGCAGCACGCTGCGGGTGCAGACGCTGTCAGCGCTATGGGCCTGGATCGCTGCCAAGCTTCCCGGGTACCAGGCGCCCGTCACCGAGGTGACAGCCAACCTGACATTGGACGCGACGCTTGCCGGCCACTTGCTGATTTGCTCGCAGCCCGTCTCCGTCACGGCAGGCATCGGCGTCACGACGGGTTTCGCCTGCCGCGTCCTGAATGCGTCGACCGGCAACGTCACCTTGGGCGGCATGACCACCTCCAGCGGGTCGTCGATACTGCCGGCCACCCAGCTCGCCGAGATCAGCGCCGGCGCCTATTCCGGGGGCACCGTCGTGTTCGCCGCAATCAGCGGGGGCACTGTGTTGCCGGTTCCGGGGCAGGTTACCGCCCTCGCGATCGGTACCGTTACGAGCAGCAGCGTGCTGCTGTCGTGGACGGCGCCGAGCGCCGGCGGCGCGGCATCCGGTTACACGGTCAACTACCGCGCGACCGGGACCAGCGCCTGGGCCGCGGCGGCGACGGCGGTGTCCGGCTTGACCTTTGCCGTTGTCGGGCTGTCGGCCAGCACCGGCTACGATTTCGCGGTCATTGCGACCAACGCAACAGGCAGCGGCCCGGCCTCCGCCGTGGTCAGCACCACCACCGCGGCGCCCGCGACACAGCCGCCGGGCCAGCCAGCGGGCTTGGCGGCCGGCACGCTCACCAGCAGCAGCGTGGCGCTGTCCTGGACCACGCCGAGTGGCGGAGGGGCCGCCGCGGGCTACACCGTGCAGTATTGTGCGCATGGCACGGGGAATTGGATTACGGCGAAAACGGGCGTCGCCAGCACGTCGTACACCGTCACCGGCCTATCGGCATCGACGCAATACGATTTCCAGGTGATCGCAACGAACGCGGCCGGCAGCAGCCCTGCTTCGTCCGTCGTCAGTGCAACCACGCCGATGGCGCCGCCAGGCCAGGTGACCGGGCTGACTGCCGGCGCCGCTACCGCTGGCTCGGTTCCGCTTGCCTGGACTGCACCTGGCGCCGGCGGCGCTCCTTCCGGCTACGCGGTGAATGTTCGTGTGACGGGACAGACCGCCTGGACAACGGCGACCAGCAACGCCACCGGCACCAGCTTCACCGTTGCCGGCCTGAACGCGAGCACAAGCTACGATTTCGAAGTGATTGCGAGCAACCCGGGCGGCAGCGGTCCCGCCTCCGCCGTCGTTACCGCCACCACCGCGCTCGCTGCGCCTGGGGCCATCACCACCGTGACCGCCGGTGGGGTAACCACCAGCGCGGTGCCGTTGTCCTGGACGGCGCCAGCCGGTGGCGGCGCGGTCGCCGGCTATACGGTGCAGTGTCGTCTGCACGGCGCCACGTCCTGGACCACGGCGAGCAGCGCGGTGACCGCGACCACTTTCACCGTGACCGGTCTGACTCCCGGCGCCACCTACGACTTCCAGGTCTATGCAACGAATGCCGCGGGCACGGGGACAGCGGCCACGCTTTCCAGCATCGCCACGGCGGCAGCCAGCAACTACCTGCTGACCCCCGGATGGCTGCCCGCGACGGGTTCCACCTGGGCCTCGACCGCGAGCGGTATCGGCGTGAACGCGAACGACAACAGCGCCTCGGCCGACGGCGGCCATGCCGTGCCCGTCAGCGTGGCGTTCGTCTGGTCCGCCAGCAACACGATCGCGCCGACCTCGTCCCTGCAGCCGGGCGCCCAGTTCAGCAACAACGGGCACAATTACTGGGGCGCCTACATGAACGGACCCGGTACGCCTGGCAACTACTTCCTCTGGGCGATCGCAAAGGATTCAGGAGCCAACGTGGTGGCGGCCTCCGTGTTCACCAGCGCCTTCACCTTCACCTGAGTGGGGTTCGGCATGTCCGTGGCACTCGTTGCACCCGGCAGGGCGATGGCCCTTGCCGGGACTGGCGCCCTCGCGCTCTGGCAACCGCTCGCCGGGTCCGGCGGCGGTTTGACGATCGGCTCCGGTCCGAGCGCGTCCAGCGTCGCCGGTCTGTCGGGCTGGTGGGACGCCAGCTCGTGCGGGGCCATGCTTGATCCCCACGGCAACGCGATTCCGGCCTGGAACAGCACGGTCGCGAGCCTGACGGACAAGAGCGGCGGCGGCCGGCCGATGACGGTGTACCGCGCGGCAGGCAGCGGCCAGAACGCCACGGCAACGCCGCGCCTGTCCGGGTTGCTGGGCGGGGTCGGCGCCACCGTCGCCGGGGGCACCTGGACGCCCTCGCTCGATCCCGATCTGGGGTTTCGGGTGTCCGGAATTTCGATGGCGTCGGGGCAGGCATGGACGCGATTCCTGGTCTGGTCGCGCCCCAACTGGCGGCAGTCGAGCGGCAAGGATTCCGCGCCGATCGCTCTGCTGACCAGCGGCAGCGTCGTGGTGCTGCAGGCGGACAGTTCCGGCGGCAGCAACCGTCTGATCCTGTTCCCGGGCGCGCAGCAAACCGTGCTCACGTCCAGCCTGACGCGCCGGCACACGCACTCGGTGATTTTGCGAAACACGCCTGGCGCCGGCCTGGATGTGTGGCTGGATGGAACGCAGGTTGCGACCAGCGCCGCGAACCCGATCGGTTCAGCCGCCGCGTCATTGCTGTTCCTGCATGACGGAACGTCGAATGGCGCGGCGCAATGTTGGTTTCATGAAGCGGCAAGCTGGGAACGCGCCCTGACGGGCACCGATATCACAACGCTGCTGACCGCGGCGACGCGCTGGACCCGTGGCCCGCGCAAGGGTATTTTCCTGCTGTTCACCGGGCAGTCCAACGCGGTGTACGCGACGCTTTCCGACGGCGCCGGGATGTTGCTCGCGCAGGGCGTGGCCTGGTACTTGGGTGCGCTTGCCTGGGGCATGTTCGCCTCCAACGCGGTGGGCAGCGCCACCGAGATCGGCGGTCACGGCATCTATGCGGCCCCGCCCTATGCGGGCGATTTCGTGCACGACCCCGGCGACGGCAGCGACCCGTCCACCTGGGCCGAAGGTGCCGACGGGCAGTGGGTGCAGAGCTTCGTGTCCGCGCAATCCGCCCAGGATCTGGCCGACTGCGATGCGATCATCTGGTGGTGGTCGGAAACCGACAGCACCCGCGCCTACACCGAGAAGGCGACATTCGAAGCGGCGGCCAGGCGATGGCTGGCGCTGGAGCGCGCCATGGTGCCAGGCGCGACCGCAGGCTCCCTGCCGCTGATCTGGTGGAACGCCATGCCGTTCGGCTCCGGCACCGATGGCGGCACCCAGATGCACCGGGAGGCGGTGGCGAGCATCGCCGCGGACTCCACGCAGAACGTGGTGATCGGGCTGCCGATGACCGCGGGCGCGCTGCCCCGCGGCGCGACGCCGAACGGTGACGGAACCTGGTCCGGCGGCGATTACAATCACCTCGACAGCATCGACAACATTGGCTTTGCGCGTCTCGCGGCGCCGGTGGTGGCGCGCGCTATCATGGCGTCGCACGGCGGCGATTCGATCGCTGCCATTCCGGCCGGCATGCCCGTGGCCGGTGGCCCGCGCATCGCCAGCGCGCACTATATCAATGCGACCACAGTGCTGCTGACCGTGGTACACGATGCGGGCACCGATCTGCGCGTGCCACTGCTCGCCGCGCGCGGCGCGGGCGTTGCTGTCATGGATGGCGGGTCCGTCGCCTCACCGGGCACGATTCGGACGGCCGTCGCCTGTATCAGGGTGGACGCCACGCACCTGCAGATCAAGCTGGCCAGCCCGCTGGTGAACCCGGCCGCGGAATGTCTGCTGTTCTATCCCTACGGTCACGGCTTCATCGGCCGCGGCAACGTCGTGACCGACAATTTCTCCGCTTTGCCAAGTCCACCGGGCTGGAACATCGGCGGCGATCTCGGCAGCGCCTGGGTGCTCGATTGCCCGCTCGCCGCCACCACGGTGCCAATCGTTCTGCACACCTGACCATCCTGACAACCGACGTCGGATCGACCTCTCCGGAGATTGCCGGTGCACGAGCCCATCGACTGCCCGATCAACGCGCAGGTCGCCCAACTGCGTTCGGCGCAGGAGGAGGCGGTGAGGCGCGTCGCAGCCTGCGAGCTGCAGGATGCGGTGAGCAGGACCCGCATCGGCGCACTTGAGGAAAAGATCACGCATATGGTCCTTTCCGCCGAGTTCGAGCCGGTGAAATGGATGGTCTACGGCATCGTCAGCACGACGCTGGCGGCCGTGCTCACCGCCCTTGTGGCCGGCGTGCTGTCGAGCACGCCGCGCCTGCTCCACTGAAACTCTGACGAGGTCCTCCATGAAAAAGAAGTCCAGCTATGTTGAGGTCCTGCCGACGGCGCTGGCCCTGATCATGGTTTGGCTGACGATTGGAGTCGTATTGTATTGGCTGGCCTATGCCCCACCGGCATTCAGCGGCCTGGTACAGAACGCGACGGCAGACGACGTCCTCCCGCCCGGCCAACCACTGCTGGTGCAGCGGAAATTTTGCCTCGGCTACGACGTGACTCTGCGCGTTCATCGCGAGTTCCAGGACGGGGTGGTGTTCACCCTGCCCGATATCATAACCACGATGCAGAAGGGCTGCCACGATATGACAGTTGAGATCGACGTGCCACACTCACTGCCGGCGGGTGCCTATCTTTATCGCGTTACGGTCGAATACGATGCAACGCCGTTGCGCCGGCATGTGGTCCGGTTCCCCGACGTTCACTTCGTACTGGCAGATCAGAGCGGACACGCGCCGGACAAGGCGACCCGTCTGACTCTCAGCTACTGAGGGCGGCCATGTCCACATTCGAGAGTGCCTTTGCCCTGGTCGTGGGTCATGAAGGCGGCCTGTCGCTGGACCAGGCCGATCCTGGAAACTGGACCGGCGGCCGGCCGGGCCAGGGAACCTGCCGCGGCACCAAGTACGGTATCAGCGCAGCGGTTTATCCTGACATCGACATCGCCAACCTGACGGTCGACCAGGCAGCCGTCATCTATCGGCGCGACTACTGGAATCGCATCACGGGTGACTCGCTGCCGCCGCCGCTGGCGCTGCTCGTGTTCGACGCCGCAGTCAATAACGGCCTTGCGCGCGCAACGGAGTGGTTGCAGCAGGCTGCCGGGACCGAGCCCGATGGCGTCATCGGGCCCGCGACGGCGAAGGCCGTGCAGCGCGCGGCGCAGACACAGGGCGGTGCAGCGCTGTGCGCCGAGTTCCTCGCCCGGCGGCTGTCCTTCATGGCGTCGCTGCCCACCTGGCGGATCTTCGGCCTCGGCTGGGCCCGCCGGCTCTGCTCCCTGCCCTACCAATCGCTGACCATGCTCGATGGAGATCCGAACCATGCCTGATCCCGTGAAATGCGCCATCGTTGCCGCCCATGCGGCGGCCGTCGCGCAGGCTGACAGGCTTGGACGGGCGGCCACGGCGGATGCGAGCAAGGCCGAGAACGTTCTCGCGCGCCGCGGGGTACTGCTGGTCGTGGCAGCAGCCGCGTTCGTTGCCGGTGTTACGTTCGCGCTGCTGCTCTGAGCAGCATCCGAAACGTAGGGCGGATAAGCGTAGCGCCATCCGCCGCACGGTGCGGTGCGGCGCGAGGCAATGGTGGACGGCGCTTCGCTGGTCCACCCTACATTCGACCGTACAACGTGGTCCGCGTAGCGGCAACGACTTCTTTTTCCCGCTGCAAAAACGGAGGTACACAATGCTACCCTTGATCCCGTTGGCGATCTCGATCGCGCCGGAGATCGCCAAGTGGCTGTTTGGCGACAAGGCCGAGAAAACCACCGCCGCCGTGGCGCAGGCGGTGCAGGCCGTCACCGGGTTCGACGTCACGACGCCGGACGGAACCTCCGCTGCGCAAGCCGCCTTGGCCGGCAAGCCGGAGCTTGCGATGCAAATGCGCACGCAGCTTGCGCAGATCGCGGCAACTGCGGAGGCCGATGCGCGCAAGACCGAGTTGGACCAGTTGCAGGCTATGCTGGCCGATACGGCGAGTGCACGCGCTCAAACGGTTGCCCTGGCCCAGGCGAAATCGCCGATCGCCTTCGGCGCGCCGCTAGTATCGATCGTTGTGCTGGTAACATTCGCAATCGTCATGACGGTGGCAATAACGCGCACCATGCCGAGCGGAAGCGAAACGGTCCTGACCATGCTGTTGGGCTCGCTGGCGGCGATGGCGACGTCGGTCGTGTCCTATTGGGTTGGCAGCAGTGTCGGCTCGGCACGAAAGGACGAGCACTTCGCCAGGATTGTCGCCGGGCGCGGCGCGGCGCCCTCCGCCGGCAGTTAG